TTTACCCGCCACCGCAGTAACTGCCAGATGGCGTTCAACAACAAAATCGTTGTCGGCGACTTTGAGAACGGCAACATCTATGCGTTTGACTTGGACGATTATTCGGACAATGGCAGCATTCAAAAGTGGCTGCGCTCATGGCGGGCGCTGCCAACCGGCCAAAACAATTTGAAGCGCACGGCGCATCACAGCTTGCAACTGGACTGCGAAACAGGTGTAGGGCTAAATCTGTACCCTGGGTATGACAGTGAAAATATTGACACTGAGTCAGGATTAGACCTTGTAGCTGAATACGTACAAACGTTTTTAGCAACGCAATCGGGCGTTACTTTAACTACCGAGGCCGGGGACGGCTCTGAACCTTTAGGCCAATACGAACTGTCGGATACCGATATTAGCGGGTACAACTTAGTGACCACGGCTTACCTTGCTGCACCAGGCTACGACCCTGAAGTTATGCTGCGCTGGTCAGATGACGGCGGTCATACTTGGAGCAACGAACATTGGTCACCAGTTGGCAAAATTGGTGCGTATGGTCATCGAACCTTTTGGCGTCGGCTGGGCATGACTTTAAAGCTGCGTGACCGTGTGTACGAACTGTCAGGCACTGACCCTGTAAAAATTACAATCATGGGCGCTGAACTCATTTTGAGTCCAACAAATGCCTAGCCCTAATGCAAACCCAACGCCGATCACGCCGCCGCGTGTGCCGTTGATTGACCCCCGCACGAATCTGGTTGACCGCGCTTGGTACTTGTTTTTCTTGTCGCTCAACAACATTGCGTCTGCTGTTGTTGATGACTCTGGGCTTACATTTAGCTCCGAGTCTTTGCTCGCGTCCTACGATGCGGCGCTTCGCTCGGTCAATCAAGAATTGCAAACCTTGCCGCCAGTGGTCACTTTGCCAGCGCCTGACGTATTGGGCGATTGTTGCTCTGCTTTGGTGTCTCAGACTGCTGAAATGCAAAAGCAGATTGAGGCTTTGCAAGTGCAGCCGATTGTTGACGTTGGCTTAATCACCGCAAGCATTGCGGCGCTCTCAAGTGCGCCAGTTACCAAGACCGCTGACTTTACTGTTGCCGCTAACGAGACTTGGCTTATCAATAACAAGTCAGGATCAACTTGCACGGTGACCTTGCCTTCGGCGTCTGCATATTCTGGCCGTTATCTGACTTTTAAAAACTTGCAGGCTCAGACCTTGGTGTCTGCGTCAAGCAACGTGGTGCTGATTGACAGCACGACGGCTGGCACCGCAATCCTCTTGGCAGTTGTAGGAAATTGGGCGACAATGGTGTCTGACGGCACCAATTGGGTCATTATGCAACAGGCCGCGAACAACAACCTGCTTTTGGAGTAAACCATGACCGTATCAGTAAAAGTCCTTGTACCCGCAAAGTTTGCCGAAGCAAGCCAAACAACCCAGTACACCGCAACTGGCGTCACGGCCATCATAGACAAGTTTACCGCGACTAACATCACTGCCACAGCGGCCACGATCAGCGTGAACTTGGTCACCGTGTCTGGCTCTTCTGGTAACACCAACCTGATTACCAAGACCAAGACGCTTCAGGCTTCTGAGGTCTACACCTTCCCTGAACTGGTGGGCCAAGTGCTTGGTGTTGGCGACTTTATCAGTACCATTGCTGGCACTGCCAGCGCGGTTAACATCCGCGTTTCTGGGCGTGAGGTGACTTGATGCCCGTCATGTCCGAAGAATGGCAAATAGCCAATCAAGCAAACAAACGAAGCTGGTGCCTCGGCAACCAGCACGCGGTTGATTTTTTGAATTGCTTATTTGACGCCGTAGAACTTTGGGACGACTTGATAGATAAGGACGTTGAAATTGAAAGCAATCACATAAACAGGGTTTTTACGTCCCTAATGTTTTCGCTCCCATCAAATCCTTGGTTTATGGCAAACTACACTTATTACCAACCGTTGATTATGGCGTCTATAAATGGATTCCATGACGCAAATGAAATGGCTAAAAGTGACAAAAAGCATTTGCGAAATCTTGCGTTTCACATACGCAATTTTGGTATTGAAATTCATATCGCTACTGCATTTTTAATTGGCGGATTTGAGCATATGCGTAAAGTGTCCCGTGAAATTCGGGAGTTTTACGCTTTTGAAACTTTTGATGAATGGGAGAGCAGTCATGCCTGAACCAATTAGTACCGGCGCCGCAATTTTAGGCGCGTCAGTTATCGGCGGCGGGTTAGCCGCCCGTGGCGCTAGTCAAGCTGCGGAAACACAAGCCGCTGCTGCTGACCGCGCCGCTGCGCTCCAAAAGGAAATGTTTGACTTGCAGATGAAAGGCCAAGAGCCATTTCGCCAAGCGGGTTTAACAGGGCAAAACCGGCTGATGGAGTTATTGGGCCTTGGTGGCACCCCCGGCGCAGAAGGATACGGCAAGTACGCCAAAGACTTTAGCATGGCCGATTACCAAGCAGACCCAGGCTACGCATTTCGATTGGGTGAAGGCCAGAAAGCACTTGAACGGTCTGCGGCTGCTCGGGGCGGTTTAATTTCCGGTGGGGCTTTGAAGGCCGCAACTCGCTACGGCCAAGACATGGGTTCGCAAGAGTACCAGAACGCCTTTAACCGCTACCAAACAAATCGTACAAACCAACTTCAACCCTTGGGCAATTTGATGGCCTCGGGCCAATCTGCGGCGTCTAACCAAGGCTCGGCTGCGGGCCAGTACGGCGCTAATGCTGGAAACGCTTACATGGCCGCAGGCAACGCAACTGCCGCAGGCCAGCTAGGCGTGGGCAATACGATAAACAACGCGCTTGGCACAATGGCAAGTTCGTACATGAACCAACAAAACTTTAACAATTGGTTAAAACAAAATTCAACTCCAAGTATGGTTAGCGCGTACGGCGCGCCTGCTACATACGGCGCGCCTCAAGTTGCTCCTGGCTACCAAGGATAAATCATGGCTGATCTAAACGCACTTATCGCCCAAGGCGCTCAATTCCAAGCGCCGGTTGACCCATTCGCGCAATACGGCAAGATGCAGCAGTTGCAGCAGGGCTTGCAAGCCAATCAACTGAACCAGATGAAGATGGAAGAGATGCAGGCGGCAACGGCAGAACGCAACGCGCTGCGCCAACTTAATCCGGCTTCGCCCGATTACGAATCGCAATTGTTTAAAGTAAACCCAACAATGGGTATTGCGTACCGCAAAGAAGCTGCTACTGCGGCGGCTCAACAAGCAACGCAACAAGCACAAAAAGCACAAGCCCTCAAAACTAATTTAGACAACCACCGTTCGTTTTTGGTTGGTGTTAACGACCAACCTTCGTATGATGCTTGGAGGACTTTGACCGCCCAAAACATACCTGAATTAGCAAACATACTTCCGGCAAAATTTTCAACCGAAGTAAAAGATAGCTTGTTAAAAAAAGCCGATGATGTTAGCAAACAATTAACAACACCGACTCCAATATCAAATTTAGCAAAACTTCAAAAAGAGCTTGCCGCGTTGCCACCAAACGATCCAATGCGTCAAACCTATATAGACGCGATTGCAAAAGAATCGCAGTTTGCGCCGCACGCACCGCCTGCCGAATCTCCTTTGGCTAAGTTACAAAGAGAAATGGCTGCGTTGCCAGCGGACGATCCACGCCGCGCGGCATACGATGCAGCAATTGCAAAAGAATCGCAGTTTGCGCCGCACGCACCGCCTGCCGAATCTTCTCTGGCTAAGTTACAAAGAGAAATGGCTGCGTTGCCGCCAGGCGATTCGCGCATCCCACAATACGTGGCAATGATTAACAAAGAAATTACCCGCGCGCCTGGAACGGTGGTTAATATAGATCAAAAACAACAAGGATCGTTTGCAGCCGGTCTTGGTACGGGGCAATCAAAACGAATTCTTGAAAGCCAAGCAGGCGCTCAAGACGCCGCAGACATTTTGGCAACTAACGAAGTGGGCCGTTCGCTTCTTAAATCAGGCGCAATCACGGGCGCGGGCGCAGACTTTTTTGTGGGCCTTAACAAAGCGCTTAAACAAGGTGGCATTGATTTTGGTTACGCTGACGCAGCGGCTAATTCGCAAGCCTATGGCGCTGCAATGGCGGCAAATACAGGCAAACTTATCAAGCAGTTTGGCGCAGGAACGGCCATATCAGACGCTGACCGTGAATATGCTACCAAAGCGGCGGCGGGTCAAATTACGATGGATGAAGCCGCTATTCGTAAAGTGCTGGACATAAATGATCGCGCGGCCCGCAATGTAATTCAACGGCATAACAAATTGGTTAAAGGCGTGCAAACCAACCTTCCATTAGAAGTAGAAATTCCAACCGCTGCGCCCCCGCCCCCGCCATCTGGCGCGAGTTTGATACCTGGTTCAACACCGGCGGCTGCGGGAGGCGGTGCGACCGTCACGCTACCTGATGGCCGTATCAAAACATTTCCAAATGCGGCAGCCGCCGATCAATTTAAGAAAGCTGCGGGGCTTTAATGGACTACGATGCACTCGCCAAAAAATACGGCGGGGCAGACGCCCCCGTTCCTGTTGATTATGACGCGCTTGCCAAGCAGTATGGCGGCGCGGATATAGCCGCGCCGCAAGCCACAGGAATGCCTGGCCCGCGCCAGCCTGCCAGCGCGTTAACGCAATTTGGCCGTTCTGTCGCATCATTGGCCGATGTAACTTTGGGCGGCGTCATACCTGGCGCGGCGCAGTATTTAATGCCGCCCATGTTGCGCGCGGCTGGCCGAAGCCCAGAACAAGCCACGGCATCCACGCAAGCGCTTGTAAGCGCGGTGGATAAGCCGTTTGGTAAAACCTTTGGTGTGTCTGAAACACCTGAATACCAGCAAGAAGCTGGCCGTCAAGTAATGGACTTTATCGGCCAAAATTTTCAAAAAGGCGCTAAATTTATTTCTGACAAAACAGGTTTGCCGGTTGGTGATGTTGAGAACATGATGGCATCGCTGACCATAGCCGCGCCAAAGATCGCGCCGCCAGTTGTTCGCGCGGTTAAGGAAGTCGCCGCACCTGTCGTACAGCAAGTTAAAGCGGGCGCTCAAATGCCGTTTGAGCCAATGCTCCAAGCTAGACGTGAACGCCTGTCCGCAGAGTCTTACGCCAAAGGCCCACAACTAGACGCGGCTGCGGAAGCCCAGCGGTTAAAACTTGTGCTTAACCCAACAGATATTGAAAATTCTGTTAGCGCTAGACTTTATTCAGCGGCGGCTGGCCCTCGTGGCCCTGAAGCATTGGCAGCGGCTAACCGCCCTCGCGTCAATGAGATTGCAAAAAATGAATTGGGTCTTGACCCATCTGCATCGCTGACTAGCCCTGCCCCTTTTAAACAGGCTCGTGCCAACCTAGCTGGGCCGTATGATGACGTAAGCAAATTGCCGACGTTGACGGCTGACGAAACAACTATTGCAAACTTAAACGGGCTTCGTAAAAACGAAAAAATAATTGGTGGGGAAGGCGTCGCCAAGAAAGTAGACAAGCTGGTAGACGACGCCATAGCCAAAACACAAGATGGTTTAAATGGCGCTGAACTGCTTAACAACGTGCGGACGTTGCGCGCTGACGCCAAGAAGATTTACAACAACCAAAGTGCTACACCAAAACAACTGTCTATTGCTGACGCCAATTTAGCCATAGCCAACCAGCTAGAGTCGATGATTGACTCTAATATTTCTAACCCCAAACTGCTGGGTGAATGGCGTGACGCCCGCCAAAAGATGGCGCGCACCTATGCTTACGAGAGCGCAACCAATTTCAATACTGGCATGGTTGACGTGTCCAAGCTGGCGCGGCTTACCTCTAAAGACAACGCGCTTACGGGAGATATTGCATCGCTTGGCAAAATTGCGGGTAACTTTCCTGAAGTATTTACTACCGAGCCAACATCTAAATTTTTTAGCGCGCCGCGTCTTACCCGCTCTGGCGTACCTGGCGGCGCAGGTGCGTTAATCGGGTCAAACTTTGGACTGACGGGCTCTATTCTTGGTGGCCTAGCTGGCGGCGCGGTAGGTGAGTTTGGCGGTGCAATTGCGGCCAACCGTTTGGCATCGCCCGGCTATCAAGCGGGCTTAAAGCTACAAGACTTTCGTATCCCAGTTAATCAAATGGCAGTCGCTGCTGCGCCCATACCGCAAAACCGTGCGGTTGTCCCATTTGACCCCCGCAATGCGTTGGTGCAGCCCACGGACGTTGTAGGCTACGCATCTGACGGCACGCCCATTACCGCCGAGCAGGCATTCTCCCGCCCCAACTTTGTATCTGGGCGTCCTGAAGCGCAAGTCAATGTCGGCACGCAATACGCGCCCAACCAACTGCCCGCGCCCAGCGCTGAAAGCACCTTGGGCGCTGTCGCTGCCGAGCGCGCCCGCGCTGCTCAAATGTCTCGCACGTTGGGCCAGCAGACAGAAGCCCAGCAAGCGGCGGCTGAAGCGGCTGCACGCAGGCCCACAAGCGGCGGCAGCGTGTTGGAATTTGACCCAATTACAGGTCGGTACAAAGTTGGCGGCGAGGGTCTTAAAGGCGCAACTCCAGACGTTTTGGAAGCTACAGGTAAAGCTGCTATTACCGCCGCTGAAAAAGTGCGAACAAATCAACAATTTTTAATGTCCGCCGAAGAGAAAATTCAATGGGGTAAAAGTTTGTTAGAGGGGATGCCTGTTGACCAAGGTGAGTTAATGTTTGGTAAATTGTCCCCTCAACAGATCACCAACAAAATGGCAGATCGTGAATGGGTAGCGGGTAAAGTTACCAAGGCCCGTCAGCAAGCGCAAGCGTTTGACGAGATAGCCGCCCGTGCTACAACCGACCAAGCCCGCCGCGCTGCTGCAATGAAGCGTGAGCAAATGCTGGATGTGCTGAACACTTTGGAAGACCAACTGCGCGCGCCGCGCCCGACATCTTTAGGCGGACAAGGGCCAAAGACCCGCGCTGCAATCCGCAATAAGTTAGCCCCGCAAGACACCGGCAACGCTCAGTTTAATTTTCTGAGTGGTCAATGATGGATCAGCAAACAATCAACCTCATCTTGGGCGCGTGCATGGCCGTGGCCGGATGGTTCGCCCGCGAGTTGTGGACAGCGGTACAGGAATTGAAAAACGACTTGTCCAAGCTGCCCACAATCTATGTGGCCCGTCAAGACTACAAAGACGATATGCGGGAAGTCAAAGAGATGCTCGGCAAAATTTTTGACAAACTCGATCACAAAGTAGACAAATGATTAATGCGCGGCGTCATACTCTTTTTGGCGCTGGTCACGGTATCGGTCGCCCAAGACAAGTTAATTCTAAATGCGGAGCCGCCCAAGAAGCCCAAGCCGCAGCCCAAGCAGCCAAGCTGCGCGGTGCAGGAGTTGTACGCCATAGCCTGGTCAACGCACGACCCAGCAGAGCGCCACAAAGCCATGCTAGAGTGGCTGGATAAATCGGTATGCAGTTCGGACGATTACGTGATTATTTGGAACGCCTTGCCAGAGTGGGCAGGTACATCAGACAGTCCTTTGCTTCGCGCAAAGATCATGGAGAAATCAAAGTGAACGACAACATCAAAGCACGGCTAACCTTTGCAGTAACGCTCATGGTCAGCGCTACCCTGTGCCTATCTGTAATTGGCATGGTTTCAGCATTCCTGCTCGGCCTGTGGTCAAAAGAAGTGGACAACAGTGAAATTTTCAAGCTATTGTCGCCAGCTTTCCAGACCATCATCGGCGGTTTTATCGGCCTGCTTGCGGGCGTAAAGCTGTCCCACGACGAGGAGATCAAGCATGGTTCTTGACCCAGTATCCGCGCTGTTTGAAGTTGGCAGCAAAGTCCTAGACCGCGTATTGCCTGACCCCGCGCAGCAGGCCGCTGCCAAGCTGGAGTTGCTGAAACTTCAGCAAAACGGCGAGTTGGCCCAGCTTGCGGGCCAAATGGACATTAACAAAATCGAAGCGGCCAGCAGCAGCGTCTTTGTCTCCGGCTGGCGTCCAGCCATTGGCTGGGTGTGCGGCGCTGGCTTTGCCGTCCAGTTTGTCGTCGGCCCACTGGCCGAGTGGGGCTCGGCCTTGGCGGGTCACCCGGTCAAGTTCCCGCAGATGGACACGGGCACCATGATGCCGCTGCTCTTGGGAATGCTTGGCCTGGGTGGTATGCG